AAGATGACTTTAAAAAGATGCTTCAGAACGAAGGAGCTGTAGAGGCATCTGCTGCTGAGAGAGGTATAGGAGGTAGAAGTGTAGGAAGAATGTTAGTCATGAATAAAGGTCAATATGGACTAAGTCAAGCGATGAGATCCAGAGGATTATCAATGGCTAGTTACAGAGCTAAAGAATATAACGAAGATGTTAATAGAAGACTTAAAGGATCTTTAAATAAATCCTTTGGAAATGTAGCTATACAACCAGTACCTGACTTAGCACCACCTAAGCCTGTGTATCAGAATCCAATGCTTGCTGCATTTATTGGAGGTGCTCAGGCTGGGTTCTCTGCATATAGTCCAGATAATACAAGCTGGGGTAATACACCTAAACCACAGCCACAGCAAACTGCCGTAGTATAACCATGTCAATAATACCAACATACCAAGTTGAAGGTGGTACCTTCGACCCCGAAGATATAGTAGATCTAGTTCCTGAACAGGCTGCATCTAACAACGCTATACAAGCTTCAGAAGATAGACGCTTAAGCCAACTTTTACAAAACGAAGAAGATAAATACAGAAGAGATCAAAGGACATTGGAGGGATTAGGAAATCTATCCAAGACTATGTTAGGCATAGCTCAAGAAAGGAAAGAAAAACATAGAGCTGATAGGGAAGCAGTTATAGCCTATGAAATGGCTACTGTAGGTGTTGCCCCTGAACTAGAAGAAGTATTCCGTGGAGATAGGGAACTACTATTTGAAGACTCATTACAAGCAGAAGAGTTTGCAAATAAACTTGACGAGGCAGGTGACAGTATCACAGCCAACAAGTTCAGAGAGATGCCTCAATGGGAGAAGTATATAGTTGCGGAAGAGTGGACAAGAAGAGAAGCTAAAGACTACCACCGATATCGACTTGAGGCACTAGAGACTACAACTGTTAAAGTTGAAAGAGAGGGTCAAGAAGTAACTATAGGAGGTCAATCAAAAGATCCACAAGGTAATCGTTTACTACCAGAGAACGAAGCAGAGGAAGAAGCTTTAGAAGAGAAAATCAAGTTTAACTTTACGAGAAGATTCGGAGGTTTAAACGAAGTTTTAGTTGCTACTGTCGTTAAGCCTGAACTTGACGCTTATGACGCTCTTAGAAGAAAAGAGCAGATCATAAAAAGAGAAGAAGCTAGACAGCAGTATCTACAAGAACGAGATAAAGACTCTATTAAAAATGGTTTTATAACTGCTAACCAATCTGATGGTTATAACAATGCTCATAACTTTGCAAAACAGTATGCAACTAGAAATAAAACAAGCCTTGGTGCAGGTCGTACAGCCTTTAAGGATACTCTTTTATCTTTAGTAAAAGCTGGTGATATTGACCCCGTAGACGTAGGTCCAATTCTTCTGTACGAAGAGGAGTCTCGTGGCGGGAAGAGGTCCATGACCTCATGGAAAGAATGGGAAGATTTACCAGAGCTATTAGCTGAAGCTTCAGTAGAATATAAACAGTCTAAGCTAGATGACAGAAAAAATGAAATAGCTCTTGACGAGCAAAAGATTAGAAGTAGAGATGACTGGACTAATGACGAGAAGGTTATTCTAAATAAACTCTACAAAGATAAATACGACGGTATAGTACCTCCAAAAATACAAGGAGCTTTAGCTGGACACGAAGAGGATTATCTTGCTGAAGAGAGACTAGAAACAGCTCTTAGACGTCAAGGTGGTATTTTATATGACTACCAATTAGCGAACGTCAGTAACGATGTTTACAAAACATATTCTGGTCGAGTCAGAGGTACCAGTGCTTTAACCCCAGGTACTGCTGATGCACAAGAAGCTTCAAAATGGATCACTGCAGCAACTAATACAGCTACAGGGCTTACAATTGGTGAAGATAAACCAGCAACAGTTCCATGGTTAAATGCAAATAGCAAACTAACTGCATTATTTAATAAGACTTATCAAGACACTTTATACGATACAGAAGGTAATCAAATAGCTACACCCAGGCAAGCGTTTGAAACTGCTAAGCTTGAGCTAGAAAAAGAAATTAAAGACCCAGAAAAGCGTACTGCATTGCTAACAGGGGATTACGATCCTACAAGTGATAATGAAAGGTGGCAGAACATTGTTAGTGGAAGAAAGGTTGGTGCAGGGGGTAATTGGAAAACACAATTATTACCAGCGACTGATGAAGATCGAAAAACACTAATGATTTGGTCTAAAGGTACAGACCCACAAACAGGTAACTTACCTGAATATTATATAGAGGTGGCTAAGGGGCTTCAGATAAGTCCATACGACTTAGCTCAAAGACAGCTATCTATACTCACCGAAGGAGAATCAAAAGTTAAAGATAGAAAGGCAGACGAGATAGAAAACAACCATAAAAGAGTAAGGCTTATATATGGATACCCAACGCGCTCCAGACAAACTAGAGCAGTAATTGACTACGGACTTGAAGTAAGTGGTCAAGAACAGAATTTAAAAACTTCTATTTATAACAAACCAGCGATAACGACTCCTGGCGTGTAACTGCGGTTCGCGTCGGTCATTACGCGAATTATTACCGTGGTAACTAAATGGACCCTATTATTGAAATAAGTGCTGATGACGGATTGTCAGCAGAAGATATAGCACCCTTTGTTCAAGCGAATGAAGAAGCCCAGCAAAGAAGAGAAGAGGAAGCACAACAGGTTGCAGAAGCAGAACCTATTGATGAGGTAGAAGATAAAGAACTTAATCTAGGTGATCGTGTTAAAGACGTTGCAGTATCAGGAGCTGTTGGCTTACGAGATACTGCTTCTTCATTTGTCACATTACCGGAGCAAATCCTCGATTTCTTTAATGGTGAGATGACCAGAGAAGCCCAAGAAGGTGGTTATGACACCGAATGGGATGACTGGATGTATAAAGATGATAAGAACCCCTACGAATCGAAAACCTTTCTAGGAGGACTTGTACGAGGTGCTTCTCATGTCACTTCTCTACTAGCATCTACTGGTGGCTTTGGAGGGATAGCGAAAGGTGGTGTAGGTCTAGGGACTAGACTTGCCCGTGGTGCAGCAACTGGATTTAGATTTGATGCACTATCTAAAACTTCACTCGACGACAACGTATCTGGGATATTAAAAGCAAAGATACCTTTCTTAGATACACCATTAGCTACTGAAGAAAAAGACCATCCAATGGTCAAGAAGTTTAAGAACGTTCTTGAAGGTGGTCTTATTGGTGTTCAAGTAGATGGAATACTTGAAGCAGTTGGCTGGGGTGCTAGGACTAAAACTGGTAAAGAACTTATCAGTAGATTTAAGAATGTTAATGATCAAATAATAGAAAAGGGAAAAGTACAAAAGAAAACTGTTGGCTTCGGTGGTTATAAAAACAAACCCATAGCTGACCCAGGGCAGGGTACAGCATTCTCTAATGAAAGCTCTGACAGTATTCGGAAAAGCCTCCGTGACATGAAAGATAACTGGGGATCTGAAGACGGCTCTACTGGATCTTTCCTAAGTCCAGTACAAGTTGACAACATTGCTCGTAGTTCTGGTGAAGCTAGAAAGACAGTAAGACAAGTTGTAAAGAAAGCTTTCAGTGCAGCTAAGATTACGCAACTAGAAGAAACAGCTAAACGTCAAGGTAAAACACTTGATGAATTACTAGGTGCAGACATTGAACTTTCACAGAGAATCTATGAAGGTAGGAATACTTCTGATTTTACTGTAGAAGAATTTTGGCGAGAAATTAAAGAAGAGAAGTTTAGAGCTACAGATAAAACAGGTAATGTTTTATTCGAATATACAAGACCTGAATTTGCTAACACAGTTGATTTAATTAACGGCTCTTTGCTTAGTGATATACAAGCTCAGGCTACCTCTGGAAGATTAGTCAGTGACTATATGGATCTCAGAGATACAGATGGACCAGCTCAACAGTTAATTCAAAAGTTTGAAGCTGGTTTAAGAATTAGGAAACAAATGAGTGCTGAGTGGTCACAGCAAGGTAGAGATCTACAGCCAAATGTAAAGCAGTCTCGTAAGCAAATAGACGAGGCAGTAGACGCTGATGTCCAACAAAGTATAGATGCTTTCCGGATAGCTATGAATATAGCTCCTGAAGATGGTGGTGATGAATTATTTAAAACTATCTTCGAGGGTGTTTCTATGGCTAAGGATGTCCAAACTCTTGATGACTTTGATGTCTTCATACGTCAGAAACTTTTAGGTGGAAGCTTTAAAGGTCAACCAAAGAAGACAGGTGCATTGGTAAGAGAGATGGGGACTATGTTTACTCATAGTGTCTTGTCTGGTCCTAAGACTGCTGTAAGAGCAGTTATGGGTACATCTACTGCAACCTTCAGCAGACCATTAGCTATGGCTATGGGTGGTGCTATGAAAGGTGACTGGGTTACATCTAGATCTGGACTAGCAGCTCTTAATGCTATGCGTGAAGCAATACCAGAATCATTTGAATTGTTTAAAAGACGTCTGAATTCATACTGGAATGGTGATATATCAACTTATAAAACTAGGTTCGTAGAACGTAGTAAGGCTGATGACCAATGGGATATGTATGGTCACTGGGCTGAGACTAGAGGTAATAAGGCTGATAAAGCTCTATTCCGTACAGCTAATCTAGTTAGAGGAGCTAATGATAATAAGTTCTTAACTTACTCAACTAAGATCATGGCTGCTACTGATGATGCTTTCGGGCTGATTATTGGTAGAGCTAGAGCTAGAGAGAAGGCATTCTTAGAAGCTGCTGAACAGTTACCTGATGGAGACTTCGTAAACTTTGATGAGACATTCTTCAAGAATATGGAGGATAAGTTCAACAAGGAAATCTTCGATTCAAACGGTAACATCACAGATGCAGCAGCGGCTTATAGCAAAAGAGAAGCGACTCTTACTCAGGATCTAACTGGATTTAGTGCAAAGCTAGAAAGTGCATTCAATGAAACACCGTGGGCGAGACCATTCTTCTTGTTTGCTAGGACTGGTATTAATGGACTTCAACTGACTGCTAAACATACACCTGGTTTCAACTTCTTAGTTAAAGAATATAGAGAAATAGCATTAGCTAAACCTGGTGGTGATCTATCTGGTTTAGAGAAGTACGGCATCAGAAATGCACGTGACCTAATGAATGCTAAGGCTGTCCAGAATGGACGATTAGCGTTAGGTGGTAGTGCACTATCTATGGCTTCAATCGCTTATCTAAATGGTGGTTTACATGGAAATGGTCCTACTGACAGACAGAAGAGACAGGCATGGATAGATGCTGGATGGAAACCAAGAACAATTAAACTTGGTAATACATGGATTAACTATGACGCATTCGAACCTTATAACCAGATACTTGCGTTAGTAGGTGATATTGGAGATCACATGGATCTCATGGGTGAAGAGTGGGCAGAAGATAACTTTATGAAACTATCTATGGCATTAGCTGGAACTATTACCAGTAAGTCATATCTAGCTGGATTACAATCTTTCGTTGACTTGTTCTCTGGACAACCAGGACAACAGAACAGAATCATTGCTTCATTAATGAATAACTCTTTACCTCTATCTAGTCTTAGAAATGAGATAGGTAAGGTACTTACTCCTTATACAAGGGAGCTTGGTTCTGATATAGCTAGTTCTATTAGAAACAGAAACTTAGCTTTTGAAAATGTTGCTATAGATCAGATACCTATTAAATATGACATCCTTACTGGTAAGCCAATTAAAGATCATAACTTTATGACTCGTATGTTTAATGCGATGTCACCAGTTAATTTCAACTTAGATTACTCACCTGGTAGAGAGTTCTTATTTAATAGTGGATATGACATGAGAACGTCTTCATATGCAGCTCCTGACGGTACAGATCTAAGTGATAGTCCAAAGGTTAGGTCTATGTTTCAGCGTGCTTTAGGTGAGCAGAATCTAGAGCAGAAATTAAATGACATAGCCAATAGTGAAGCTATGCAGATCTCATTAGCTGAGATGAATTATGAAAGAAAGAATGGATTAAGGAGTACTGAACCACGTTCATTCCCTCATTACAAACGAATTCAAAAGTTATTTAATACAGCTAAGAAACGTGCGTGGGCAAAGATTCAAGCTGAGAATGATGTCCAGAAACTTCTAATAGAAGAAAGGAATCAGAAAGTACAAAACAGATCCGCCAATCAAAGAACTATAGACAAGATATTAGACATAAACAAATAAACAACGTCGGTAATTAACCAATGGCTACACAACAAGAAACCAATGTAACCAGTAGTACCAGTACCTTTTCATTTAGCAACATAACTAA